ACCAATGCTTCTATTATTTTGTATTGCTCGTATGCATGTTTAAGTGCCGGAAACTTCTCTAGTTTAGCCTTAAGCGCGGACTCTTCCTTCATCTTTTCCTGTACCCATTGTATAGCTTCGTTGGCAGTCCAGCTTAGGCCAATACTAGCATTTTGACTAATGTTAATCCAGTTATTACCGTCCGATACTTCCATTTGTTGTGTCATTATGTTCCAGCGCACACTACCGGCACTCTGCCCGTTGTTGTTAACGTAGGGAGTACTGATGAAGTTGCCAGTCAAATGCGGACTAGTAATATCTAAATTTTTAATCATTTATTTGCTTTGTGCTGGTAAGATGTAGTTGTATGTTGCCATACCACTGTCAACTGTAATCTGTGCCGCACCTTCATCACTGATACGGAATGTTTTATCACCTGGCAGGTTAAGAATACTAATAACTGCCGCAACTGGCCATGACCAACCTTTGGTTAATGTACCAGCAACATCACTTTGGAATACAAAGTTACCAGCATGGCTACTATGATCACCGAAGAACAGTTTTAAGTCAGTGCCTTCTGTTTTAGCAGTAAATGTAGTTTCATCACTGTTGGCACTTGCTTGAAATTTTAAACGTAAAATGTTAGCAACTGTTGGTTGAAATTCAACATTCCATCTAACACCTTTGAATTTGACTGTTTTAAGTTTGTCGTTAACAATCTCACTGCTCATAAAACGATAGTCGTTTTTAAAGTCGCCTGCTTTGTTTTCAAAATGCAAGCCTACTGCTACAGATTCACCGTTGCGATCTTGTTTAGTTAAGCTAATCTTAGCATCGTCTTTGTATTCCGGAATGTTAAGGATAGTGCTTAGTTTGCCCAAATTTGGCATACCAAATGTACCAACAAACTCTGGCACTGGATTGTTTACTTTAGCCTGTACAATAACTGAACGGTCTTCAGCAATTGCTTCGATTGTTGTTTCTGTATCTGTTCCTGTTATCTTAACTAGGTCAATAATACCTAGCCCATAAGTATTTTTAACGATGTCTAATAAATGATCACGCATGTAGTTCTCCTAATAAAGTGTTATAATTTAGTGTATATGATGTATTTAGAAAATGCAAGAGGTATGGTAAAATTATTTTGTAATAACTGAACCTAATACCTGATGCGCTTTTGATGTAGCTAATTCTCCGGGTTTACTTACTTCAATTAACATAGTATATACCCAATTACCAGGCTCGTCGGGCAATTCAACCAATGAATTAACAATATATCCTGCATCGTTAAACATACGGTGTAATATTAATTCAACTGCATATTTAAAATAATTAGGATCGACTAAATCAATAGGTGTATTCTGAGTAAATTGTAGATTACATATAAGTGTGCCGCCCGGCCTTAATAAATTAAAAAATGTTTTGATATATTGGTTGATAATATCTATATCAAACATATTTAAGAATTCACAACAAGCAATACATCCAAATTGCCCGCTAGGCAATGCAGAAAAATCTTGATTTTTTATATTGTATATTCGTATACGTCGTTGATATTCTAACGAATAGTTATTAATTATATCATTGATTTCATCAATGGGAATTGACATGTCGTCATTAAATCTAGTTGCAGTATGATGACAGGTAATATATAATGGGTCAGCACCGACCATATAATTAATCCAGTTAATTGATATTGGATTAATTTGCAATCCTGGGTAATGCCAGTCACAATGTGATTTGATTTTGCGCTCAATTATTAGCAAATTATTGTCTGTTATTGTACTTGGACCACCTATTAAATAGGTTTTTGTAAATTGTTGAAGATATTCTGCAGTATTACATAAATTACGTAGTTCTTCCATAGCAGTTGCTTTTGCTAATTCTGTAGTTAATGTTTTAATATCTGTTTCAATTTTATCAATTAGTATTTTTATAGAATTGCTACTCTGTTGTTTAATTATAGTATTTTTATCATTGAAGTCTGTGATATTTTCTTTAGCTAACCGCTGACTTTCTCTAGCTAACCGCTGACTTTCTCTAGCTAACCGCTGACTTTCTCTAGCTAGCCGCTGACTCTCTTTTGCTAATATTCGATTTTCATTGGATAAATTATTAAAATTTAAAGTATTTTTTTTAATCTGTCGCTGATATTTTTTTGCTATTGAGTGTATCTTACCTGTGTATTCAGTATCGTAATCTATAGAAAATGCATCAGTTAAATTAACTGTACTAGCTAATTCAACTAATGTATCACGGAGAGCAGATAGTTTATCTAATTTTGTTTGAATATCATTCATTACTAAAAACTAAACAATGCGTCAAACGTAGTCTTAATGTCTGTACTTTCTGTAATATTCCATTTAAGCACACCAAGTAAGTTTTCTACTTTTTGATCAACAATTGTAGACTCCATTAGGTCATTATCAAAAGGTAAGTCCTTGAACCATTGCGGAATATGAGTGCCATCTGTCGGATAGCCCACACTGGTAAATCCAATTGGATTATCTTTAAGTTTACACACGATAGTTTTCATACCATCAACAATGTTAATTGAATAGTTATCACCATGCATACGTTTCAAATTATTCCAGTTCATTGCTGCACGTACATGACCCGGCATATTTGCTTTACCTTCACGTTCTTCTGCTTTGGTATACTTGGTTAAGTTGTTTACACGTTTGGGTGTGCCCTTTTCCCAAGCTGGTCTATCTTGAAATGCAATTTTAAAATCACGTACCATGTCAATAATAGTAGTTTTATCTACACCAGTAAGTGCTGCTAGTAAAATCTCACTTAAGAAATCTTGTACAACTTTAGGTGTATCTGAACGTTTTAAATCTAAGCCCATGGCCTTAACTTTACCGGGCTTGCCGTGGGTATCCATTCGTTTCCCATCTAAGTCAGTAATCAGCACAGCATAGCGTTTCTTCTTAATGAACAAGCCTTTACTAGCAACCAGCTCGCGCCCACCCTTGATCACACTGCCCATACTACGCGGCACATGAAATGCACGTTCCATCATGGCAGGAAAACTTTCGTTAACTTGATCTGAAATGTCATCGTACAGTTTAATAGCAATGCCAGCATTCCATTCCATGTTGCCGGCTTCGACATCTGCTTTAATCATTGGCCATGCGCTGAAATAACACGAGTCAGTATCACCGTAGATAATAGCATCACCAGTGTGATCATACACACCAGTAAAGCATTCATTAATAAACGCATCCATGTGTTTGGCAATAGTTCTGCCTGTTAGCGTAGTTGACTGTCCGATACGCTTATCGAAGAAACGACAGCCTGGATTCAATAAGGCACCATACAAACTGTTCAAGTTAATCTTCTTAACCAATTGTCGTTTATCCCAGAACGCAATCTCTTCCGGATCTGTACATGAACGCATTTTAGCCTGTAGTTCTTTACGTTCAGCATACCAACGTTTAAGCAAGCCTGGAACAACTGCTTCTTTCTCAAAACTAAAGATAGTACCATTGGCACTGAGTATCCATGGTTGATTACTGTCAAAGATTAGTGTCCATACTTCGGCCGCACTGTGTACAGTACTTTCTCCCGATGCCTCCCAATCGATTGTAAGCTCGATGCCGGGTTTACTTTCCATAACCGCAGTATACTCTAAGGTAGCAAACAATCCCTCCCACGCATCAGCGAAACTTGACTTATTAGCCATCTTCTCTTGAATATAATGATCCGTCATGATCGGTCTTATCTGCCCAATAATAGTTTCTGGTCCCATGTTTAAGGCACGAATAGCACTAGGATAAAGCGAGTTAATATCAACTGAACCAATCCAATCATGCATGCCTGCTTTCGGAGTTGCTACATAAGCACCTGCCGCTTGTGTATCGCCCATATCGTCTCTGTTTTTACGATTAGGAACAATTAAACCTTGTTGGTGTGCTTCATTAATAATGGCCTGCTCTGTAACTGCCACAGCACCCATTGTAGTTTGTAGTAGCACTGTGTTATCATGCGCCAGTTCGTTAGCCAAATCTAAGAAACGCAACTTCTTATCTAACTTGCCCAGCAACATAGTATCTTGACGGTTATAGTCGATGAACTTAGGAAAGTCTTTGTTGTACAGTTGATCTAATGTGCCTTCATAGGCAACCTTACGCTCATCTAGTTCGTATTCACCAATGGCATCTAAGCTATAACTATGTCGTTCTTCATAGGTGTATTTGCGGTATAACTGCATGTAGTCTAAATGCACCCTGCCAATGAGGTCAAAAGTGATGTTTGCGGCACCAAAACGTTCAAATTCACGCTGTTTTGGGTACTGACCCCATAGGCAAAAGCGTCTTGTGTCATCTTTGCTTAGTACACGTGTAACACGCCCAATGGTATATGGAATATCATAGCCTTCGCTGTTCCAACCACTTAGTACGTCTGCATCATCAATTAGATTAAGAAACGTATCTAACATGTCTGCTTCACGTTCAAACATAAAACAGTTTTCATATTGGTCACATATCTCTTGTGCAGTTTCCCAGCTATAGCTCTTAGGTGGAATAACAAGTGTAACTAACTTGTCTAACCAATCTAAGTATACTGATATGGCTGTGATAGGATTGAATGGATCGCTAGTTGGCGCATACCCACGTGCTGGATCAAAGTCTGTTTCAATATCCCAAAATGCAGTTTGGAGTTTAGGAGAATCAATGCCAAGATAGTTATCTGATAAACAACGGAATACAGGATTAATATCACTTTCCCATATACGCTTGCCTGATTGAATACGGGTTTCTTTATGAAATTCTTTACCTATTCGAGTGCTGAAACGACTTACCGGAGTGTCATATACTGTACGATACTTGCCCTTCGGATCATCAATGTACATAACATAATTTGCTGGATACTCGACATACTCACGCATGCCTTCTTTTCTTTCTACAACATAGATGCGATCTTTTGCTCTGTCAAACAGTGCGTCAACATAACTCATTTACTCTCCTACCGCTTATGGCCGGTTAACCTTGTGCTTGTACGTAAAGTGTACGACTCTTTTATTGTAACACTAATAATCTATAATAGCCAACTATATCTATTAAAAATATAGTCAAACTAGTCATAAACAGGCCAAAACTACCTCTACTTAATGCCGAATACATACTGATACTTAAACATGTAAAGAACATTGGATATACTACTAAAAATGGAACATCGGGCATAGTAACCGTAAATGTCATAGCAATGATAAAATTCATTACCCAATTAACCACCTCTAGACTTAATCTTAAAGGATTACTATGCCAATCCTTACGAATAAAATCGACAGTCTTATGCCAGTCGATGCGCATTAAAGCGTACGGCCAACAGTTTCCAAAATGTCAGTGACAGTTTCGTGATCTTGATTTGTTTCGCCAAATTTGGATTTTTGTGCAATCTTAATAGCTTTCTTAAGCAGGCTAGGTTTAATTTCTAATTCTTCTGCTACTGCTTTGATAGTATCACTAAGGCCGGCACTTAAATCTTCTACTTCTTGTAGTACTTGTACGCCTTCGTTAACGATTTGAATAAGTTTTGCTTTTTGTTCAGCTGAAAACATTAATGCCATGATGTCATTCCTTTAGTTAAAAATATATTATATACTATTTACATCTACGTGTCAACACTATAAAATTTATTATTATTGACGCTGATATATAAGTATGATAATACAAAGAGGCGCACAATGTTTGGGTTAACCACAGCTATAATTACATTTTTAATAATAATGCATGTAACATTTGTGGTATTTTCTATCTACATACATCGAGGTAAAGGCCATCATTATTTTAGCTTTACATCGGGACTAGAACATTTTTTTAGATTTTGGGTGTGGATTACCATGCAGTATTCTTGGCCTAATTGGATGCAACACTATGCTGCCCAGCACAGAAAACATCACAAGTATAGTGATACTGAGCTAGATCCACATAGTCCCTATCGATTAACATTTACACAGATGCTCGACTATAAACACAATGAACCGGGTCGTCCTTATTATATCAGCGCCGAGGAAATGAAATTATATGCACCGGATATTATAACTGCCACTGATTGGATTGAACTTAATCTATATAGTAAATATCCAAGATTAGGGACAATTATATTGTGGGCTGTGCTGACTATATTATTTGGCGTGCCCGGTATAGTAATAGGCGCATTTTTTTGTTATGGCTTTAATCCCTGTGCTGTAATATTATCAAACTATGGTTATCATAAAATTGGGTTTACCTATGCAGGCAACAGTGGTAAGGATAAATCAAAAATATTTTTTCCAGGTATATTTGGCGGCGGCGAAGTATTACATGCGCATCATCATAATGATACAACTACTCCGTTCTTCAATCGGTATTGGTGGGAAATTGATACTGGTTGGTTATATTGCAAAGTGTTAATAGCAATGAAATTAATGAAATTAACTAATCCTACATCGACGTAGAACTTGTGTGACTGTGGTGAATTCTAAGGCTAAATCATCGTAGATATCTTCTACAGGCCTGGCCACAACAGCACGTGTAACATAAGCAGATTGACCCATTTCAGCATAGTAAGTGTCACTAGGCCAACGGCGCTTGTTCCATTCCATTGCGTTAATTAGTAAGCATTCATCGCCTACATCCTTAAGCAATACTTTGCGTTGGGCTACTGGTAAGTTGGAGCTGGCCATTAGTTTAATACCCACAGGTTCCGTATTAACCTGTGGTTTGTCTAGAAAGTGTGCGAATAAGTGTACAACGTATGCTTCTACATTGTGAGTTAGTGTAATTGAAAGTGCGGTTTCTGCTTCTTTAATAAGCTCGTAGGATTCTTTAACGTAAGTTTCCCAATTGGTCATTGCTTACCACTTACGGCATGACCAGTAAC